CCATTCATGGTGTAACGGGTGATGCCCGCCTTGAGGTAGCGGTACATGGTCGGATTGACGAACAGGATTCTGCCTTCATAGGGAACTTCTGCATCGTCCAGTTTTTCCGTGCCAAGGTCGATAGCTGCCACAGCACCCGCGCCAGTAGAGATGCTCTCTGCGGTCTTCATGCTGTCTGCGGCGTTCTTGGAGTAAGTTGCAAAGCGCAGGGCATCCGTCTCAGGCACAACCTTTGTGCGCATGAACTCGCCCGCGAGAGTACCGAACGCCATGCCGATGCTTTCGGCGTTGTCAATGCGATCTACGAGGAACTGCCTACCGCGATCCCATTGCGGGGTGTAACCTCTCCAAGCGGCGGTGACATCGCCGCGAACAAAACCACCGTTGCGGGAGTAGTTGCCAAGACCAACCATGTCAGTTTCAAACAGATAGAAAGTCTGATACTCGTCAGACCAACGCACTCTATCCTGTGCGGTGTCAAGGACGGCGGTCTTCGATTCTGCTTTGTAAACTTCGTCCAGAAGCGGCAGATATTCGGAAGCCAGACCGATGCTATTAGCAATAGCGGGGCTAACAGTAGTTGCCATTTTTATTTCTCCTTATTTATTTAATAGGCGGCAGACCCATCCATACCCTCTTTTGGTTAAGGGCATCCATTTCGGCTTGCTTGGCGGTTGGTGTAGCACCAACGGAAAGACCCGGCTGCTTGTTCAAAGCGGTTACTTCCAGTTCTTTCTGTTTTGCTTCCAAGAACTCCTGTTGGCAAGCCATGATTGTGGCGGCATCATTGTCTGCCATTGCTTCTGCCGCCCTCTGTGCAAGTTCTTTTTCGTAGCCAAGAGCAAGGCATGAGTTCACATAGCCCGCAACGGTCTTGTCTCGGCGTAGCGTCCGCAGTTCTTCTTCAACTGCTGCTTCGCGCTCTTTCCTCTCAGCTTCAGCCCTCTCAGCTTCCGTCTGCTTTTCCCGGAACTGCCGCTTCCATTCGGCGGCATCTGAGTTCGCCTTGGAAAGCGCGGTCTTAAGCTTCGTTACTTCATCGCTGCTGTCTTTCGGAGCGGGAGTCTCAAACTCAAACTCCGTTAACGCTTTCAGCTTGTCCTCTACGGACATCTCGTCAAATCCAACGATCTTTGCGGTATCAATTTTCATGTCTTCTCCTTGCGAAATTTTTATCCCGCATTCCCTTGCGGCATTTAATCCGTTTGTCGAGTTTTCATCTCGTTTGCGTTTTTAAACAGCTTCCCTGCTGCTGTTGTATGCTTAACTGGCATAACGCCATTTATAGCCATATGCGGTTTTCCAAATACCACGGCAACATTGCGAAATGCTCCAATCACTCATTCCTGTTTCAACAAACACTTGCCTTGCGTTATCCCATTCTTTTATTGGTTCGCCACTAAGGGAAAGTTGAACAACTCTCTGTCCTTTTCTTTTCCCTTTTCTATTTTTAAATGGGTGATTTTGGTGGTATTTCAAATTGTTAGTTGACGATGTACACCATTCCAAATTAGAAACGCAGTTATTCTCCTTGTTTTCGTCAATGTGATTTATCTGCGGATAATTCGATAAATTCGGTATAAATGCTTCGGCAACTATTCTATGGACGGATTTTCTTTTTGCCTTTCCATTCTTGTAGAGCATTACCGTCTTATAGCCATAGTTGTTTGTTTGAAACCGCAACTCACAACGGCGCGAAACAATTTTCCCTGTGTTGCTAACTTGATATAATCCCTCATAGCCAACAACATCTTTCCAGATTTCTTCCATAGCAAAAGTCCTCTCTTCTAATTGAGAGGGTGGCGGGAACATACCCCGCCATGCGTTACCCTCTTGCTATTTAGGCGTTTCGCCTTACTGCGCTTCGTGCTTGCCCTCTGCCTTGTTGTACTGCGCTGTGCTAATTCCAAGCAGCGCGCCAAGCAGGGTGCAGATGACAGCCGATGTCTTCGCAATCTCTTCCGCATACGGGAAGCCCCAGATTGCCGCTAGTCCAACGTATGCAGTTGTGCATGCCGGGATGACAATCATTACTACCCATTTCAAAATGTCATATACACGATCTGGAAGTTGCATTTATTTCACCCCTTTACATTTTTCCAATCTTTGTTTCGATAACAGCTATGCTCTTTGCCATCTCTGCTATCTGTTCAGAAACCTCTGCGAAAATCTTTGCGTACCCATTGTGTTCATCAAGCTTCGCTTCGATGTTCTTCAGCCGCATCTCAAGCTGCTGCTCTTTAAGAGCGGCATTAATTGCAGCCTGTTGCGATTTCTCGCCCTCTTCTTTAGACCGCTTCATGCGGTTTCCACGGTTGATTAAGACTTGGCAAATGATAGATGAGATCGCCACGATCAACGCCGTGATTACGGTATCGCTTATCATGTTCTCACCTCACTTGTTAAACAGGAGTTCACAGCGGCAGTTCGCATTATTCTCTGCTAGTGAGAACATGCCGGGTGCGTATGCTTTGTCACCATCGTATGTAATGAACTCATCATCTATGCCAACCGTCACACCAAGGAGAAAATTGTGCTGTTCACGAACCTTATCGTCCATCATGGTGACCCAAGTCTTGCTCTTTGCCCCTGCCCTTTTCGCTGTGCTGAGTGCGGATTCGTTCGCATCCCGGTGAGTCTCTGTTTCCGCGATCCTTATTAGATCGCCCACGCTCCCGCCATTTGCGAAGTAGTCCTCGACTCTCTGTCTCCAAGTCTTCCCTGCCACCTCTTTATCTATGACTTCCATTGCGTCATCAACGCTCGGAGTCCAATCGAATGAAAGGGTTTCGCTTGTTACGCTGTTTCCTTGCGCATATGCCAAAAGGAAAAGATCGAGCATCTCATCAATGATGTCTTCCTCTTCACCTTTTGCTTCTTCTTGCGGCGGCAGCTTGCCGCCCGGGAACATACTGCGCAGTTTTAGTGTGAAGTTGTTCAGTTCATCAAACGGCAGTATGCTTGCCATGCGTTTACTCCATCGTCTCCACCAGATTCAGCCCCTCAAGATACTTTGCGCGGGATCTGGTAACTTCATACTTCGTTCCTTGAATTGACATTTCTTCGCGTTCAAGATCGAAGAAGTTTTTCAGTACCCTTATGACTATTTTGTCTTCCGGGTTATAAACATAATCGGATTTGCCGGGTGAGAGAATCTCTTCATAGTGGCTTTCGCGTGGTTCGCATTTGAACTTCTTCACGCCTTTGTAGATCGCATCCACAGGGATATCGGACATATCAAACGGAAGAATAAATCCCGTCTTCCCGTTCTCAACGCCCTGCTCTGCGGCAACTCCGAATGCCGTACAGATCACGGGAGTGCCAACACTTAGGGCTTCCACAATGGAGTAGGAGTACCCCTCGGAGTCGGAAAGCTGAACCAGATAGTCAGCCTTTGCAACGAAGTCCAGAATGTCCAATCTTGTCGGCAAACAGACCATACTCGGATGCCCGGTGTCTTGCGGCTTATCGGTGTAGATCGTCCAGAGGTACGGAATGTCTGCCTTTTCTAATGCGTCCGCAAGTTTCAGCATCCTGTTGTACCCCTTGTCCGGGGAAAGCCTTGTCGCGCTGATAAGGTGCAGCACCTTGCGCGGCTTCTTCGGCGTGTACGGGTTGTACATCGTTTTTACTTCGATGTTGAAGTGTTCGCGGATGCCTTTTGTTGTGTTCTCCGCTACACCGTAACGCTTCGTTACGCGCTTATCCATGCACGGTGAGATTCCACGCGCTTTGAAATCGGCATGGTAGGTCTGGACATACTCTTTCGCTTCCACGCTGTCGAGAATATCCCAACCCCATCCGAACAGGAAAACATCGCATACAATCTTGTCACCATCGTGGAACTTGATTACACGGGTAACCTCGCGTAAACGCTGCATCTGGTTAGGATCGCCCTGCTTGTACACGATGGTTATGTCATAATCTTTCCCAAACTTGAGTGCCATCTCATAGCAGTATGTTTCCACACCGCCGACAATATGAAATGACGGGAAGTAGATTACGTTTTTGAGATGATAAGTCTGCCCCATATCACACAAGTCCTCTCACTTGGAGATAACTTAAACTGCCCTCTCTTGGGTAGTTGTAGTGATATGCCATCACGCCCGAATACACGATCTTTGGATTCCTTGTAAGCAACTCTTCCGCAAAGTACCAATCGTCACCCGCTCTGATGTTTTCCGGGAACGTAATCCCCTTTACGAAATCACACTTGATAAATCTGGAAATCTGTGCGCAGTACACTCTCTGAGTGTTCTCGTTAAGCGGGTATCTTGCACCGCCATTGATTTCCAAGTCCATGCAAACAACATCTGCGTCTTTGCAGTTCGTCAGCCACTCGGTAATCATCTTGTTGTACAGGTTTGTGTACACCCAATCATCGCTATCGTGTACATGAAACCACTCGCCTTTTGCGGCTTTCAGCAGACGGTTCTTCGTCCACGCGACACCCTTGTTCCCCTTGTTCGCCACAACGGTAAGGTTCAGTTCTGGGTGGTCTTCTTTGTACTCCCGCAGATTCGCAAGAGTGTTATCGGTGCTTCCGTCATCTCTGACGAGAACCTCAATATCATCTCTGCGCGGCAGGTGTTCGAGCGCGTTGATTACAAGTTCTTCTTGATTCCATACCGGGATCAGCACGGACAGCTTTATCATCTCGTTCTCCTATCCGGGGCTTATACTGCCCCGCCTGTCTCATTCTCTCCGTTGTCGCTGTCTGACTCAACGATCTTCGCTTCTCCAGAGGACGCTTGTTCCTCTTCCTGTAGGTTGCCCGTCTTTTCAGCCTGTTCCATTTCCTCGGCTTTCTTTTCCGGGTTACCCCAAATCATCTCTAGCCACTTCTCGGACATCTTCATGTCTTTAACCGGGTCATTGCTGATGCCGCTCTTCGCAGCAGCCAGCTCTGGGTGCAGACCAGCAGCCATGAGCGTCTGGAACGCTTGTGCTTTCGATTGAACATTCGCGGTTTCATTGCGGACAAAGTTCAGCTCAAAATCGTTAAGATCAATATCAAGAAGACCCTTGCGCTTAAGAATCTCAACGATGATGCGGTCAAACTGCCTATTGGATTCCTTAAACAAATCCTCGGTGTTGCGGGCAGCAGCGTCCGCTTGATACCATCCAAAGTTCGCAAGTACTGCCGCCCCGGTGGTATCGTAGGTGCTGCTTCCGTTGCTTCTGCTAGGCATTGCGCAGATGCGGAGAACCTCGTCATACATGCTGTCGATCAAGGTCTTCGTCTGGCTTTGGTCTAGCTGCTCCGACAGCACCTTGAAGTCTGCCTTATTCTCTCCGATACTCCGCAGGGAGATCATCCCCGCCTTGCGGATGTCCGTAAGTGTGATGTCTTCCGGGAACTCGCAGTTAACCGCAATGGCGAGACTCTGAATAAACTGCTCCACACCGTCACAGGCATTGGAGTACACATTGGAAATCTCATCCAGAAGCGGGATCGCAAGTTCAAACGCAGAAGTGTTTACGCTGTTGTAGCGGTACTCAATGATCGGAATGTACCCAAGTTGGTTTTTCTCAACGGACTCAAGTTCCGTTCCCGTAACCATAAAGTCATGCGCTTTCTCCGGGGTAATCATCTTCGCCTTAAGCGCACCAGAGAGGTGGAACACAAACTTGTCCGTGAACACATCAAACTTAGCAACACCGTCTTGCGTGACAAAGTTAACTGCCATGATTGGCTTGTTGCCGGGGCGAAGTGAGTACACAACGAAAGCAGAGCGCGGATCTAGCGCGTATGCGGTAAATGGAACTTCACTATCATCGCTCGGCTCTACAAAGCAAACGCCCTTGCCGACACGGTGAAACCAATCCGCTACCTTGTTATCCACTTCCATCTTCCCGGAGCGGTACAAGTATTCGTTCAGTTTTTTCACCTTGGTCTGAACGCCTTTGCGTCTGCTCACATATGTGAGCGGCTGCGTAATCAGATATCCATTCTTAAAATCAACAATGGATGCCGCAGTATTTACTTGTACGATATTGAGAATATCCTCGCGGATATCTTTTGAGCGGTTTAAGATCGGCTGCACACCACGCGCATACCAGTACAGGAACTCTTCTTGCAGCATGTTCTTGATATGGAACACAAGCGCGGAGTTCAGTTCCTCAACTACGTTGTCTTCGGTGATCTCATCGAACGTGGAGTAGATGTCCAACCGTCCGAACATGTCATTTCTTATGACGGGCTTGGCTTTGTCAAAATTGTCTGCCATACTCCACCCTCTTTTGAAAATAAAAAAGCTGAACTGCTTGCATCATGCAAACAATTCAGCCCCGTTTGGCTCTTCCCGCAGCCCGTTTGCTGCGAGGTTAAGGTTCTTTATAAATAATTCTGCGGTGGTTTTCTAGGACTACCCACTTGCCGCGCTCTTTGCGGAGAATGACTTCCTTGCCCAAGGCAATGGCGGCTTCCGCAGCTTCGATTGCTTCTTTAGGAATGCTATGGACTTCTGTCATATTGTTGCTTTCATCTCCTTGCGCGTTCCATTTAAATGTATGATTGGGGTGTCGAGACAGGGCGGTTTGAACGCCCCGGAATCGCCATATCCCCCGTACTGAAGTTTTGCGCTAGTGTTTACGTATAGGCGAGTGCCATAAGTGATGGAACTATTC